TGTGCCACCATTGTACATCCTACCAAAAGCAGTTCCTCCTCCACTTGATACTGCAACCGCTCCTGCTGTACTTCCTTTTACTTCAACAGTTGTAAATCCACTTATAACTAATGGAACTGCAAATGCTTCAGTATTAACAAGTGTTGGTAATACTAATTTAGAATTTGGAACTAATCAAGTAAAAAGATTAACTATTGCAGCCTCTACAGGAGCAGCTACATTCTCTAGTAGTGTAACTGCAGGAGGAGATATACAAGTAAATAATAGTAACATAAAAACATATTCAAACTCTTATGGAAATAATGGTTTAATTAGAATGTTTGGTACTGATGGATTTGAAAAATATCAACAGGGGTTAACTACAGGTGGAGATTTTTATCAATATACTTTTAGTGGTTTAAATCATATATTTTATACAAATAACGGCTCAGAAAGATTGCGTATTACAAGTGCAGGCAATATAGGAATAGGAACTGCAAGTCCATTATCAATAAGTGGATTTACAACTGTTGAAGTAAAAGGAAGTACAGCAGGAGCGGTTGCAGTATCAAGTGGAGGAGGAACTGCTTTTGGTAGGATGTACAATGGTGGCACAACTTTAATTGTTGGTACAGGTACTGCACATCCATTAATATTTGATACAAACGATAGTGAAAAAATGCGTATTACAAGTGGGGGCAATGTAGGAATAGGAACTACAAGTCCTGAACAATTATTAACAGTTGCAGGTGGTAATTTTACAGTAAGTGGTAATACACCAACGGCAAGACAAGTAGCAATAATTACAACATCAGGAGGCAATGCAATTTTTGGTAGTAGTTATCAAGGCGCATCAAGTTTTGGAAGTTTAATATTACAGACTTCAGGTGCTGATAGACTAACTATTACAAGTGGGGGCAATGTATTAATAGGAACTACAACAGATGCAGGATATAAACTAGATGTTAATGGTACAGGAAGGTTTAGTGGGGATGTAACTATTACAAAAGGAAGTGCTGCAAGTTTTATTGCAAATAATACTTCTGCAAGTGGTAAAAGCTACAGATTATTTTCATCAGATGACGGAAAGTTTTATATACAAAATACAGGAGTTGCAGATTTATTTAATATATCCTCTACAGGAGCAGCTACATTTATTAGTCTAGGCACAGGAACAGTTACGGCATCAAGTGGAACATTATCTACAGTTTCAGATTCATCTTACAAAATATCAGATGGGTTTATTGAGGATGCTTTGCCAAGTGTAATGAATTTAAAGCCTAGATATTTTTACTGGAAAGATAAAAGCGGTTTAGATACCACAATTAGACAACTTGGATTTTATGCACAAGAAGTTAATTCAGCAATAGGAGAGGAAGCAGCAAATACACCAAAAAAGAATGCGCCTTGGGGAATAACTGATAGGTCAATAATTGCTTATTTAACAAAAGCTATCCAAGAATTATCGGTAAAGAATGAAGCATTAATTAAAAGAATTGAAACATTAGAAAACAAATAATATGAAAAAAACAATCACAACCCTAGTAATGGCATTAAGTATGTCAGCAGCATTTAGTCAAGTATCCGATACATTAATTGTAAAGATGGATACAACAACTTTTAAAAACGTAATTGCAATTATACAAAAGCAATTAGATTCAAAAGCAGCTTCAAATTATGTTTTAGAAGCACTTAGTAAATATGAGTTAATAGCAGATAAACCTAAAGAAATAAAAAAGTAAATATGAAAAAAATAATCCTATCAGTTTTAGTGTTGGCTTCATTGTCAACAAAAGCGCAAATGTTTAGAAATAGTAGTGATACTGCAATCATCGGAAACGATACTATCTACTATCAAAAAGGTGGCATCTTAATTAAGCCAGTAATCGTTAACTATCAAGGCGATTTAGCTTGGTCATTAAGTTGGACTGCAAACAACTTATCAAGTAACGGAGAAGGGTGTAATACCTACGTTACTCTAAGAGGTAAAAACAACAACCAGTTAGCTGATTTTAACTGCTATATACCGGCATCAGTAGTTGCGGTATGGGGTGTTAGTAATGCTCCGATAGATTCTACAATCTTATCTCAATATCCACGTTTTGTAAAACAGGACTAATGAATTTTCAAGATTATAAAATATATCTTTTTAATGGCTTTGCGCTTTCGGTATCAATGACTAACATTGAAACTTACCTACGCATTACATTATTAATATTATCAATAGCTTACACACTTTTTAAACTTTTAAAAAATGATAAAAATGAAAAACTTTAAGACAAGTATTGCCGGATTATTGGCAGGTGTACCTTTTATAGTTGATGCTTTATTAGAGGCATATAATGCAGGTGCTTTCACAGGCAAAAGCGGTTTACAATTAGTAGCTGCTATCGGAGTAGTATTGTTAGGTCTATATTCAAAAGACCACGATGTTAAGGGTTTATAAGATATTAGTAGCAGCTTTCTTATTAGGAGGCTGCTACACCCAAAACAAGGCGGTAAAACAAGTTAATAAGGCATTGGGCAGCTATCCAGAAATAGTGGCTAAAATCGCCTTAGATTCATTTCCTTGCAATGTTATTAAAGTAGATACAATCATCACTCACTTTGATACAACTATTGAAGTAATTTACCCTCACTTTGATACAATCTTGTCCCAAATAGATACAATTTATGGGACGAAAAAAGTGTACGTTAAATTACCGTACAAGACAATTACTAAGACGGTAGAATCAACTGCTAAATTAACAATCTTAAATGCTAGTTTAGATTCCCTTTTAAAAGTTACTACTAATATTCAGAAATCAAATGAGGAATTAATTAGTAAAGTAGGCAGAAAAAATAAAGTTATTTATTGGTTAATTGCTTTTTTAATTGGATTATCCGTACCTTACTTAATTAAACTTATAAAAATACTAGATATATGAATCCATCAGATGAGTTTTTTAGGTTGCTAAAGTTATTTGAGGGGTGTAAATTAGAGGCTTATCGATGTCCGGCTAATGTGGTCACTATTGGATATGGAAGTATCTTAGATAGCAAAGGCAATCCGTTTCAAATGGGAACTAAAATAACCCAAGCTGATGCAGATTTGTTATTAAAAAACGAGGTAGATAAGAAAGCAAAGTTTCTAAATAAAGAATTAAATAAAACAATAGTAACACAAAACCAGTTCGATGCGTTGTTATTGTTCCAGTATAACTGCGGTAATGCAGCACTAAGTGGTAGTACTTTATTCAGAAAGGTTAAAGCTAATCCTAATGATAAGACTATTGAAGCTGAATTTAAGCGATGGGATAAGGCAGGTGGCAAAGTGCTTAAAGGTTTAACAATACGCAGAGCAACTGAATCAAAACTATACTTTACAAAATTAGGTTTAGATACAAAAGATTTTAATAATTCTGATAAAATTTCTTTTGATTTAACTTCAACAGGAATGAAAACAAATAAAAATCTATGAGACCAAGATTTAATAAAACGCAAACGGAATGGTGGCAGCAAAAACAGTTATTCGATAAACAACTTTACAAGGTATTAATATTTTCAGACTGTCACGGATGGTTAGCAGACCTTTCAGCATTGCGATGTATCAACCAAGTATTGCAGCATAATAAATTTGATGAAGTAATAATTAACGGCGATGTAACTGATATGCCTTACATATCTAAGCACAGTCAGAAACTTTACCAAGAGGGTATATTAAAAGGATATACCGAAGTCGGAGAGATAGAATACACTAAAGAGCAGATACTTAAGCCTTTACGATTAAGTACTGATGCTAAGATTAGGGTTAGACTAGGCAACCACGATGAAAGAATAACTAATCCTTACAATCTAGGAGATAAACAACTTGCAAGATTAGCAGTACTTTACAAGAATTATAATAGTACTAAGTACAATGAAATGTTAGATCTTAAGGAAAGCGATGGATTTATATATGACGAAAGCGATGTGTACAATTTATTTAATATTTTCGACATTACGCACGGATTAAGCCTCAACAAAAGCGCAGCAGAAAAAAACATATTTGAATATATGGGTAGTGGAAGCACTGGTCATACACACCGATTAAATTCTAAGTATTTAACTAATAGAAAGAATCCGTATGTATGGCTTGAAAGCGGTTGCACTCGTCTAACAAAAGAAGTAGAGTTTTTCCCTACTGGAAAGACTGCAGACTGGCAGCAGGGATTTATAGAAGTTGTATTTACAAAGACAGGATTCTTTGCACAACCTACTTTGATTTTAAATGGAGAGTGTTATTATAACGGTATAATTTATAAAGGATGAACGGCTCAATATTAATACCTGAAAAGTTTAAATTAAATGGTAAGACCATTGAAGTAATAATTGATAATGATTATTGCCAAGATAATAAGTGTATGGGAGAAGCTGATTTTACTCTAAACATAATTACGCTATGTGATGAGTATGGCGGTAAGAAAGTTAATAAAAGAAGTAAGGAGCAGATATTCTACCACGAATTAATACATCACATTTTAAATGCAATGAATTTAGAGAAATTAAAGTATAATGAGTTATTTGTGGACTGCTTTGCGGATAAATTAATTGAATACGAACGAACAAAAAGATAGTTTGTTTTTTAGTTTTGGTTTTAACCCTGACATTTTTATGTTGGGGTTTTTTATTTGAAACCCAATAGAATCAATAGTTATTATAATTAGTATATATATAATGTAAATTAATTTAAAAAAAACTTTAAAATAAATTTTGTGGTATG